CGTGGTATTGACTGCGTAGTTGCCAGTGGCGATGGAATAGGTGACTACCAAGCCATTGTGGTCTAGTATAGTCTGGGCAAACGACCATGCTTTGAGTAAGGTAGCAAAAGCGGTGGTGATACCATTGCCGGTTGTGTCAGAGCCGGTTGTGGCAATGAGGAGGGTGGTGTTAGCGCCCAGTTTGGCTCGTCCGGGTGAATTGACAATCCAGTAGTTGGAACCATCAGAGTAGAATTGAAGCGTTTGTCCAGGACCGATGTAGGTGAAGCCGTTGAAGAGAAGTCCACCCCCTTTAATCAAACTGCCTGATCCTGTGGCTATGGCTAGAAGACCCGCGGTATCGGAGTTGGTGACTGATATGATGGTGTTAGCGGCAAGCACTCCCGGGCTGGTGCCGGGGAGGGTATCGACCATTGGCGATCCGGAGTTGCTCCGATGGACCAGAATGTTATTCTGCGCCACCGTATAAGTTGTGCTGGCTCCGGTAATGGATGAAGTACTGGTGATTGGAGCTAGGGTAACTACACCGGTCGAGGTATTGATGGTGGCACCCCCGGATGGGGTGAAACCACCAAGGGCTCCGGAGTTGTTGTATTGAACTTGGCCATTGGTACCACCGGCCGAACCGAGAAGGGAAGCGGGGTTGATTGCCCGAGGAGTGTTGCTTGCGCCGGTGGCATTGCCACAGACTGTAGCATTCGGGAACACACCGTTGCATTGGGCCATCGCGAGGGATGGGAGGAGGAAGAGCCCGAGGGCTAAGAGGAGCTTTTTCATGTTATTGTCCTAGGGTCCAACCGCCATTAACTAGTTCGGGTTCAAGAAGAATGGTGCCAAAGGGGGTTGCGAGTTGGACTTGAGCAAGGTCGGAGATTAGCTCGGAACCAAAAGGGTTCACGTTGATTGTGGTAGCACCACCAGCATCGCCAGATTGGTCCACAATGATCACCGGGTTATAAACCCATTGACCGGGGATTGCCTGTGGGCCTTGGGTTGAGGCCTTGGAGGAGGGTAGGTCGATGTTGACGACTCCGGCCGTGACCTTGAGCTTGATCAAGTTGGTCCACCGCTGGATGGGGTAGGTCCCAGCGGCGGAGATCGTGAGGATAGCGGTCACAGGAACGGTCAGCCAGCCGACAGAGGGACCTTGCCAGACACGGGTATACTGCCTAAAAGTACCACCCTGATCCAAATCCAATTGGCTGGCCATTGGTTAGGCCCTACGTTCGGCGACAGCAGGCTTCGCAGCAGCTTCCAACGCCAGCACTCGCTTGAGCAAGGCATCGTAGTCCTCTTTGGGCACGGTCTGGTTTGGAGCAGAGGCTGCCCCAGCGAAGGCGAGCATCATCTTCTCCATGAATGCCTTCTCAGCGTCGTTCATTCCGCCGTTGGCTGGTAGGGTGTCGATCGGGTGGGCCCATTTGTCTTTGAGGGAATCGGAGATGGCCTCGGCCTCATCGTTCATCGGCTCCATATCGAGGGTAGGATCACCGAGGAAGATGAAGTCGCCACGGACGAGACGAGCCCCTTCGATTTCATGAGTCACTACGCAATCGCCATCACGATTACAGTCCTGCGGATTACGAGGGTCGAGAAGGAGGCCGACCGAGAAGAGCTTTCGCACCGCTTTACCAGTGGTCCGGTCGGATTCGTTATGTTCCCATTCGGTGCCGGGGACATTGAGGTAGTGTGAAGTCATAAGCCTCCACCTTGGTGCGTCAACCATATCAGACTCCTGTGGTTAGATGTTTCCAGATTTCTCTACGTTTGATTCTTCCAATCAGAACGCGCTTGAACATCAGCACTGACCCGTCGTGCATGAGATAATCACGATGCCGGAGCCTCCAATTGCTCCGGTGCCCGAAGAACCATCAGTACCGCCGCCCCCGCTGCCGGTATTAGCCGCCCCCGCTGTGGGAGATGTCGGCCCGGTGCCATTTCCACCGGTGCCCCCACCGCCTGTCCCTCCAGGGTTTGATGTTCCTTGTGTAATAGCGCCGCCACCACCGCCAGCGTAAGTGACTGGGGCTCCGGTAATTGACGATACGAGACCATTGCCGCCGACGCCGCTCGGCGTGCTTGTAGTCGCATTTCCACCACTCGTACCAGCGCCGCCACCACCGCCACCACCGAAAGGTAATGGAGAGTTGTTACCGATGCCGCCGTTAGTTCCTTGGCTAGCGGTTCCGGTTCCGGCCGCGCCGCCATTGCCGCCACCACCGCCAGAACCGCCGCTCTGCCCTGCCGAACCATTATTTCCACCGGCGCCACCGCCTATAGCGGTAGCAAGTGAGCCTAAAACTGAGTTGGCGCCGTTGGTCCCGGATGTACCGCCCGCACCAACCGTTATCGCTGTGGTACCTGATGGAATAGTAACGCTCGACCCCAAGCCGCAAGTCGGCGTTCCCGTTGTGGTGCAAAACCCACCGGCCCCGCCGCCTCCGCCGTTTGCACTGTTGCCACCACCGCCACCACCTGCAATAACCAGGGCTTGCGCCGTGAAGCTGGACGAGCAGATCAGCGAGCCGCTCGCCGTAAATGTGATGATCGTGTTGCCGCCTGAGGTGGAGCGCATGCCGCCGGTGCAATCGCTAGGTAGGACCCCACCTGCCTTAGAACCGGCACCGGTTTGGGCGAGTTGGGCAACGACGAGTGTGGGCCATAGGCAGATGGCGAGGACTAGGGCGAGGGCTTTAGAAAATCGCATAGCTCAGGCTTCCGTACATGCCGACCGCGGCGGAGGTTACGGCGCAGATGTTGTAGCCAAGGGGTGGGGCCCAGAGGACGCCGTAGCCGTTGCCTTTGGTGAAGCCGACCTGGGCAGTGAGGTTGTAGGCACCGGAGAGGTTGACCGGGGTGCCGCCGGCGCAGGTCGAGCCGGTACCGGCGATGAATTGGATGTTGCCGGTACCGGCAGCGATTACGTCGACGGCGGTTACGTAGGCGTAACGATTGGCGACGCCGGTGATGAGTAGGGTGGTTGTGGCAGTGGAGATGGAAATGGGAACGGAAGCGGTGGTGGAAGGGACGAGTTGCTGGGCCAGCGCGGCGCTAGCTAGCCCGATGTAGAGGAGTAGCGCCGCGATGGCTTTGATCATGATACACTCGTGCAGATGTATGCGATCTTCGAGGATGCATTCGAAGTCTGGGTGATAGTGAGTGCAGTGGTGGAGGTGGCCCAAGACATCGCGGCCAATGGGCCGGATTGCCAGGAGACTACGCAGTTGGGGGCGGTTTGGAAGGCGGTACCAAAGGTAACGACGCAAGAGGTGGAGGCTGTGGTGCCGCCGGTGATGACGCCTGAGAGATCAGTGCCAACAAGGGTCGGGGTACCACCGGTGATGCAAGCGGAGAGAACTGGCGCCGGGCCGAGCCTGGTGGTGGATAGAAGATGGCCAGGGAGGTACATACCGCCTTGAACGTTGTCAAAGCCGACAAAGCCGGTGGAGTCCTGCGAAAGTTGAACCCCGCGGTTTGCGGATTGAGCGAGAGCAAAGCCGAGGCCCAGAAGCAGGACCAAGGCTGATGGAAGGAGATATTTGCGCATCATTGTATCCTAAACCATGTTTTGGAGGAAAGTTGATAGTGGAACACGACCGGAGTCAATGCTGTCAGTGTCTGTGAGGTGTAGGTTGCATGAAGGGTGGCACCGGTGTTGGCGGTGACGGTTACCATTGAAGTGAGGGTGGTGTCAGTATCGATGGTAACAAGTTCACCAGCAAACGGCGTGAGAGGAAGGGTGATAGCCCAAGTTGTTGGGGCGGTGCCGATCCAATAGAGGGTGCCACCGAAGGCGGTAGAGGTTGCAGCGCCAGTTTGGCCAGTGGTGCTTTGGAACTCAGTGCCATTGCGAATGGAGTCGAGGGCATAGTCGTAGCCGGTGCCACCTTCGCCTTCAGCGCCACGGATGACCGTATTGGAGGAGACCTGGGTCTGCACTTGGGCTATTGCTGAAGCGATGAACCCTAGCAATAGCCCTCCGATGAGGAGAAGCTTTTTCATAGTGCCCTCAGTTCGCCACGTTGACGCCGGCGGGGTATCCGCCCATGATGGCGTTGTTGGTGCCGTTGTACATCTGGTCGTCGCGGTCGAGGACGACGTAGGATGAGATAGTTCCGGCGGTCATGGTGGCGCCCGCGACGGTGTAGAGCAGACGGACATAACGGGGGACCGCGATGCCATCTGGTGGGCGAGGGAAGTCCATGTCGAGAAGGCGGCCGCCCGCGGAGAGGGTGGCTAGGGCATAGGCCGGGGAGACCCACCAAGTGGTAAAGGCACCGGGGACGCCTGCGCCGGAGTCAGGGGCGCCTTGGATGGCGACCGAGAGGGTGCCTGCGCCGCCTGAGGTGAAGGTGGTGCCGACCTGGACTACGAACTTTAGGGCGGGATCATCACCGATACCCATGTCCCGAGCGCCACCACCGTTTGCTGAGGTGGGGATGCCAGAGGTGATGCCGTAGTCGAGGGTGTTGGCTGAGGGCTGGGTCCCGACTGCGATCGCGAGAGAGGACCCGATGTCGAAGGTTTGATAATTGTCGAGGATCATGTTACACCACCTGAAGTTCGTTGTTGAGGATCGCGTCACAAGTGCGGATGGGGATGCCGCGGAAGGTAGTCACAACCTTACCATTAAATTCCTCAAGCCGTAGCAGCACGTTCGTCTTGTTCATTGCCTGAAGGTCCAAGTAGGTCCGAATGACGCGGTTGGAGTAGATCACCACTCGGCCCTGATTGGCCCGAACTTCGGGAGTGTAAGAGGTCTGG